TGACGGTGGCATAATTCCAAATGGCGTTCCGCTACCTGTGTTTGAATTAGTGACTGAATGTGTATGCGTAGCACTTTGAGTTCCAAATGTAGTTGCATGAGTATGCCCAACAGAGTTTCCACCTGTTAATGGTGTTCCCGAACTGCTACCAGTAAGCGTATCTATAATACCGCTAGTAGCTCCAGTGGTTCCTATGGGTCTTCCATAACTGTGAGTATGATTTACACTTTGGCCACCGCTTGTGCCTGTGTGAGTATGGTTAGCACTTTGTGTTCCAACCGTAGCGGTATGAGTATGTGGTGGAAGATTTGTTACTGCTAATGTTACTGTCTCTGCACCCAAATTCGCCCCTAAAGTTCTGGTTGTCAAAGATGTGCCTGTTCCAGCACCTATGGGTAATCGCCCTCTCATATCTGGTAATGCAAATGTAGTATTGGAATTGCCAGCCCCATATGTAGTTCCAATAACTTTAAATAAATCGCCATAAGTCTTTCTGCTAACAGTACTTCCGTCACATATAAGCCACCCATTTGGAGCAGTAGAACCAGCAAACATTTGAATAATACCAGACGATATAGTAGTTTCTTGGACTGCTTGAAACGCAGAACCTTTTGGAGAATTGCTTGGTATCATGCCATAGTTAAACGCTCCAGCCATTAATAACTTCCCCCCATTACACAAACTTGCAATGCAGTAGTACTAGCAGTAGTAGTAACACTAACAGAGGCAAAAAGTTTAAATGTAGATGGTAAAACAAGAGGGTTAGCAAAAGTCAATGTGGTAGTAAATCCAGCAACAGTAGTCGAAGGAGTTACAGCAGTCACAAGTATTTCCGTGAATAAGAAAGCTGTAGTTCCATCCCATACCCATATGCCTACAATATTACCAGCGGTAGGTGCAGTAAAAGAAGTAGAACAAGCATTGACTTGGATGCTATCAATTCTTAGGCCATTAGTAGAAGTCGGCACAACTTCGATGATGTTAGCTGCTGCAAGACTAGCCGTTGCTGTTGGTCCTCTAGTTGTACATGCTGTTTGTGCTGCAAGTGTTTTTGCAACAAAGTATGGGGCTTGAGCGAATATTGGTGTTGCTGTCACTGGCATAGTTATAAACCTCCAAAGTTAGTTGCTAAGAAAATTGTGTCTGCGGTTCCAGTTGTTCCCTGATTTCCCTGTGATCCCTGATTTCCCTGTGATCCTTGATTGCCTTGTGACCCTTGATTACCTGTGGTTCCAACGACTCCTTGATTACCTTGGTTTCCCTGAGAACCTTGTTCTCCTTGGTTTCCTTGAAATCCTTGCTCTCCTTGATTACCTTGCGATCCCTGTTCCCCTTGGTTTCCTTGATCGCCTTGCGATCCTTGGTCACCCTGTGATCCTTGATCACCTTGTGATCCTTGATCACCTTGTGATCCTTGGTAACCTTGATCGCCCTGCCATCCTTGATCTCCCTGATGACCTTGCCAGCCTTGATGACCTTGATCACCTTGTTCGCCTTGCCAACCTTGATCGCCTTGGTGACCTTGAAATCCCTGTCTTCCTTGAAACCCTTGGTTGCCTTGATTTCCAATAATACCTTGTAACCCTTGATTTCCTTGAAAACCTTGTCTTCCTTGAAATCCTTGTTCTCCTTGAAAACCTTGATTTCCAACAATTCCTTGAAAACCTTGTCTGCCTTGAAATCCTTGAGATCCTTGAGATCCAACAGATCCTTGAACTCCTTGTTCCCCTTGAAATCCTTGATTTCCTTGGTTTCCTTGATTGCCTTGATAACCTCTAAAACCTTGATATCCTTGAAACCCTTGAGATCCTTGAGATCCTTGAGATCCTTGAAAGCCTTGGAAACCTTGATTTCCAGTTCCAGTTAGACCTTGAAAACCTTGTCTGCCTTGATTTCCTTGGTTGCCTTGATTGCCTGTTAACCCTTGAAAACCCTGTCTACCTTGAAAACCTTGATTGCCTATTAATCCTTGAAAACCCTGTCTGCCTTGGTTGCCAGTACTTCCAGATAAACCTTGATCGCCTTGGTTTCCTGTTACTCCAACAACTCCTTGATTGCCTTGAAATCCTTGTGAACCTACATCTCCTTGATCTCCTTGGTTTCCTTGATTTCCTTGATCTCCTTGACTTCCCTGATAACCTTGATTGCCTTGATTACCTTGATATCCTTGATCACCTTGATTACCTTGATCCCCATAAAATCCTTGATTACCCTGCGATCCTTGATCTCCTTGTTCTCCTTGATTACCTTGCGACCCTTGATCTCCTTGATCTCCTTGATCTCCTTGATCACCTTGACTTCCTTGATAACCTTGAAAACCTTGAAAACCAGTTGTACCTATTTCTCCTTGAAAACCTTGATTTCCTTGATCGCCCTGTTGTCCTTGCTCACCTTGAAATCCTTGCTCTCCTTGATTTCCTTGAAAACCTTGCTCTCCAACAATTCCTTGAAAGCCTTGGTTACCTTGATTACCTTGATTACCTTGAAAACCTTGTGGTCCAGCAACACCTAGTCCAAC